CACCAAGCTTTTTTATTATGCCATCATCTTCATAATTATAATGAAAAAGTTATTACTAGGTATAATGAACAATGGGCTGCTATTTGTAATAATGTACGAAACTTTATAGCCATCCATTATTTAGTCAATAAAGATACAGCTTTTTGGAAAAATGAAAAAGTAACCTTTAGTGCAGAATTCAAAGAACAACTTGAGCACTGGAAATATCATTTACCTATTATACAAGATTTCCAACAAACTTATTTATTATTTTCTAACCGTAATTTTATTTTAATACTTTATGGGATTGATTATTTTGATGGCAAAGCCATTACTAATGAGTTTAAGTCTTACCCTTTTTATTTACAAGCATTAATGCAACATAAATATAAGACTTATAAAGAAAGAAAATTATATAATTTATTTAATCATAAAGAGTACTTAACTCGGATTCGTTCTAATGTATAAAATTATTAAAGAGGTAATGCCAAAAGAATTAACTGAATTTATTACAGGCTATTTTCTTTTAAAACGAAGAGTTACTGAAACATTTTTTAATAATAAATATATATCGCCTTATGAGAATGCATGGGGGATTTGGAAAGATACACAAATTCCAAATACTTATTCATGTTATGCAGATATAGCTATGGAAACATTGCTTCAAATTGCAAAACCAAAGATTGAAAAAGCACTTAAAACTAAACTAATACCCACTTACTCTTATGCTAGAATCTATAAAAGGGGGGATATTTTAAAACGACATAAAGATAGATTTAGCTGTGAATTATCAGGAACAATGTTTTTGGGTGGAGATAAATGGGATATTTATTTAGATCCAACAGGTAAAGAAGGGGGTAAGGGAATTAAAGTTTCACAAAATCCTGGAGATATATTAATTTATAGTGGATGTGAATTAGAACATTGGCGAGAACCTTTTATGGGTGAGTATTGTGTTCAAGTTTTTTTACATTATAATAAATTTAATTCAAAAGGCGCTGAAGAAAATAAATTTGATAAAAGACCACATTTAGGACTTCCAGCTTGGTTTAAAAAGTGATATAGCTTTGTGATGGAGGCAGTGACTCCACCACATACCTCACTGTCTCCTTCATAAGGCTAAATTATATGTTATTAGGAATAGGCGCATTTGCAGAATTTTCATTTTCACAGGGAGGACCTCCTGTTACTTACGTAGCGGTTACAGGAAATGCTCTTGCTTTAAGTACGGGATCAGTCACTATAACGGGTGATGCTAATATCACTGCTGTGAAAAACGCTCTTGCGATTTCAATAGGAAGTGCTACAATAACTGGTGACGCTAATGTTACGGCTGTGGCAAATGCTTTAACCCTTGCTACAGGTACAATACAGGCGATAACATGGAGTGAAATAGATCCAGGTGCAACTATGACCTGGACAGAAATAGACCCGACTTAAAATTATGGCATCATCTTATTCAACAAACGCACAATTAGAACTCATCACAACTGGTGAAAAAGCTGGTCAATGGGGTGGGATTAATAATACCAATTTACAAATTTTAGAACAAACATCCACTGGATATCTTGCAGTAGATATGGCAGGGGCAAGTGTTACTCTTGCTTTAACAGACGGCGCAACTTCCAATGGTAAAAATTTTTATTTAGCACTCACAGGGACTTTGGCGGCGAATCGAACTTTAACAATGCCTGGAACCGCTAATAGAGTTTGGATTATAAAAGATGAAACGGTTAGAGGAACTTCTAATAGAACTTTGGATGTTTTAACCGCTTCAGGAACAGCACAACCGATACCACCTGGTGCAACTGTTTTATGCAGATCCAATGGATCTGAAACAGTCGTAAGTATTATTGAAAAAGGATATGCAACTATTACAGATTCAAACAGTCCTTATACGGCTGTTGCAGGAGCACAGATTTTAGCCAATACAACTTCAACTGTTATTACTGTTACTTTACCAGCCGCAGCTTCTACAGGAGATGAAATAACCATTATTGATGCAAGAGGAACGTGGGGATCTAATAATTTAACTGTAGATCGAAATGGATTAAAAATTAATAGTGGAACTTCTAATTTAACTTTAAGTAATAATGGTCAATCCATAACGTTAGTTTATATAGACTCAACTCGTGGCTGGGCTTATAAAACTAATTATACTTCATAGGAGCTGACAAGATGGCTCTCTTTGAAATGAAATTTCAACCGGGTGTCGACAAGCAGGACACTGCTGTCGGAGCAACCGATCGTTGGGTAGATTCAGATAATGTTAGATGGAGATATAATCTTCCTGAAAAAGTAGGAGGATGGTCTTCTTTATTAACCGATACGATTTGTGGAGTCGCAAGAAAGCAACACTCTTTTGTAGATACAGACGGCAATAGATACGTCGGTATTGGAACCGATAAGTTTTTACTTATTTATTTCGAAGGAGCTGTACATAATATTACTCCTTGGCGCTCTAATAATGCGGGTGCTCAAATTACTTTTACCAGTTCAACTTTAACAACAAACAGCACTTCACCAGGTACTTCCATTACGATAACAACTTCTTCTGCTCATTCATTAGAGGTAGGGGATATGGTGGTTTTAGACTCTGTGTCGATGCCTAGTGCTTCGAGTTTATCCGCAACTTTATTCGAAGATAAAATTTGTCAAGTGATTACAGTTCCTACTTCAGTTACTTTTACAATTACCTCACCGAGCGCAGAAGCTAATGGGTCAGGATCTAATTTAACTTCAGGCAGTTCTGCGAAAGTTCAACCTTATCAAAGCGTTGGGCCTTCGGAACAAACTTATGGTTATGGATATGGTGTAGGAAATTTTGGTGGAACTATTACGGGTTCTTTAACAAACGATTTAGATGGAGCTTTAAATGCCGATACCGCTGGAACGGGTGGATCCGGAACTTCAGTTACTTTAACTTCTGCCACTGGTTTTCCTGACCCTTCAGGAACTATTGCTGTTGGAACTATTCCTGATGCAGAATTAATTACTTATACTGGAGTCTCTACTAATGATTTAACTGGAGCTACTAGAGGAGCTTTAGGAACAGCAACGGCAGGTACTTCCAATGGTCAAGCTCACTCTGATGGAGCCACTGTTTATGATGCTTCCACATGGACGGGATATGGCGATGCAGTTAATGCATCCAACGTTACCTTAGAACCAGGGCTTTGGTCTTTAGGCAACTGGGGAGAAGTTTTAGTTGCAACCGTTGCAAATGGTAAAACTTTTACATGGGATTCAGGAGTTGCGGGTTCTGCAAAATTTACTACACCAGCTTCAATGCTAACTACAAATTATGTAACAGCAATTAGTGGAACTGTTGGAAACCCGACAGCCAGTCGACTAACCTTAGTTTCTCCAACGACTCGGCACTTAATTCATTTAGGAACGGAAACAACTATTGGAACGAGCTCTACTCAAGATGATATGTTTATAAGATTTTCTAATCAAGAACAAATTAATGTCTTTGCACCGGCGGCTGACAACAGTGCAGGAACCCAAAGACTTCAAGATGGTACCAAAATTATGGGGGCCATCAAAGGAAAAGAAAATATTCTGGTATGGACCGACAATGCTTTATATTCTATGAAATTTGTAGGCTCTCCCTTTACATTTGGCTTTGAACAAGTAGGTACTAACTGTGGATTACTAGGTCAGAACGCATGTTGTGAAATAGATGGGGTTGCGTACTGGGTAGGAAACAATGGTTTCTTCTCCTTTGATGGTACGGTTAACTCATTGTCCTGTTCTGTAGAAGACTATGTTTTTGATAATTTTGATACAACTAAAGGCCAACAAGTGGCTGCAGGAATTAATAATCTATATACCGAAGTCATTTGGTATTATCCAACTGAAGGATCAAATTATAATGATCGTTATGTCGTTCATAATTACGGTGAAAAAACTCAGCTCCCTACCGGTGTCTGGTATACAGGCACTAATACAAATGCTATTAGAACAACATGGATTGATTCCATTGTTTATCCTAAACCTTATGCTACTCAATTTAATAGTTCTGCAACAGGAACTACTCCTACTATTGTAGGAGAAACAGGACTTGGCCAAACCGTTTATTTTCAACACGACATAGGAAATGATCAAATTAATTCTGATGGAACCGTTACCGCTTTAACATCTTCTCTTCAGTCTTATGACTTTGCCATTCAAACTGATAAAGGAATGGGAGAATATTTCATAGCCATGAGAAGATTTCTTCCTGATTTTAAAACATTAACAGGTACAGCTAAAGTTACGATGGGAGTTAAAAATTACCCATCGGATTCAGCAGCCAATAGTACCTATAGTCCTTTTAGTGTTATTTCTACCTCACAAAAATTTGATACTCGAGCTCGAGGAAGATATGCGAATCTAAAAATTGAAAATGAAAATGCTGGAGAAACCTGGCGCTATGGAACGTTCCAAGTGGATGTTCAAGCAGATGGGAGAAGGTAATGGCAAAAATTGTAGTTAGATTACCTGAGCCTAGAAAAGAGTATACAGAAGATAATCAACGTCAAATTAATAGAGCCATAAGCTCGGTTATAGAACAATTAAATTCAACCTATCAACAACCTGAAAAGGATGACAGTGAAAGGTTTAATTTCTTTTTATCATAATGGCTAATATCTATAAAAATATTCAAGCAGTAATTAGTTCAGCAGGATCCAATGTTGATATGTATACAGTGCCTGATGAAACCACATCTATTATTAAATCTATTAAATTATATAACACCCATAGTGCTAATTTAGTGGTTGATATTACCGTGTATGATTTATCTAGCACCACCGATTTTGAATACGACACGGTTACTGTAAATACAGATGCCAGTGTTAGTTTATTAACCTTTAATAATGTGCTTATTTTAGAAGCAGGAGATATATTAAAAATGAAAACACCCACAACTAATGTTGTAAAAATGACTGCATCTGTGCTACAAACAAGTCGATCCTAGGAAACTATGCCTTTTATAGAAACCAAAGCAAAAAGCAGATATGAGATAATAGATGGTAAAAGAACCCATGTAATCACCCCTGAATGCGAGATAACTTTGACTAATATGGAAACAGGTAGAGAATATTTCTCTGATAAAGAAGCTGACGACGATGTAAATGACGTTGCTACAGCCACTAAAAGAGAACACATCCGAAGAGATGTACATTTAAAAGTTGCTGCTATTCATCTAGGAGCCGGCAGCGGGGAACTATAAGATGATATTGACGATGAACAAAAAAACAAGTAAAGTGATAGGTTCAGGTGTAATCCCTGCGATTTTCATATATAATCATACATTAAGGAATTAGAAATAATGGCAGATAAATGGTACAAAAAAGTATGGGACTTTGTAACAGGCGCTGAAGGTGCTAAAGACTACAGTAATTTAGTTAAAACAGGAATAGCAGCCTTATCTACATATGGGGCCTTCAAAGATCAACAGAAGAAAAATGAGATGCAACAAGCAGCTTATGATGATTACATGGCACAAGCTGAAGCAGCTGGTTTCGAGGCACAAGCAGCTGTTGATCTTAACTTAACACCTATGACTGTATCAGGAGTACCAACAACTAAAGCCGATGTTACCGATTTTACTGCCGTGGCAGCTAAGGGTGGACTGATGTCCATACCGAATAAACAAAGAAAGAGATATGCAAGAGGACCTGAAGAATTTGAAGTAATGGAAATGGATGAAGAAGTAATTACTCCATTCGGCCTTCAACAAGAAACAGGAATCGATCTTATGGGTGAACAAGTTAAATACAACACAGCAAACCCTAGAGAGGGCGCATGGAATGTATGGAACTCAGGTGGAATAAACCAAGAGATATATGAATTTGATTTTGAAATTTTCTTTGATAGTGGTGACTGGATGGACATGCTTAGGGGTCAAGCACCTGCTACAGAAAACATGCAGATGGCTTCCGATCCCGGTATGGGCGAAGGTCCATTTATGATGGAAGAATTTTTAAAAGCTGTAAGAGAAGGTTTCACTGGATCTTATGAAGACTACATAGACCAAATTGATAGAAGCCCCGCAGATTACTGGGGAGCGAAAGGTGGTATCGCAGGTTTGAGACACGGTGGCAGAGCTCGTTATGCTAACTCAGATTGGATTGTTAGAAAATCTGATGTGGAAGAGGAACAAGTTCCTAGAATGGCTCAACCAGCAACGCGAGAAGAATTAGATATTTATAATAATATAGATACTTTAACTAAAGTAGTCATTACGGCTCCAGATGGCACGATGGTACCTATCTCACAAGAAGACTGGATGAGAATTCAAAACGGAGAAATAACAAAAGAAGAAGTCCTTGCAAACGCAGGTTATGAAAGCGGTTTCGAAATAATAGAATTCGGTAATGCTAAAGGTGGATTACCAAAGAGAGTTAGAAAAGCTCCTGGAGGTATCATGAATCTAGGAGGATTAGAAAAAGATTATAGAACTACTGGTGGCTTTGTTCCAATTGGAGCTTATGAAAAAAAAGATGATGTCCCAGCAAGATTATCTAAAAACGAATTTGTAATGACAGCCGATGCAGTAAGAGCTGCGGGCGGTGGAAGCATTAATAAAGGTGCACAAAGAATGTACGATACGATGAAACATTTAGAAGCACAACCACAAGCTAAAAGGATGACAGCATAATGGCAGTAACACCTTATTCAGACGCTGGTTTATTACCCAGCGCTACACTACAACCTTATGGTAAAGAGATACTTAAATATGGTATCGGGCAACTAGGGACTCCTATAGATGTGGGAGCTTTAACTCCTAAAGTTGCAGGTCCCGGAGCCTTTCAACAAAAAGGGGCTCAAAGACTTGCCGACATGTATGGCATGGGTGACATTCAAAGAGATGCCACAGGAATGGTTACAGGTTTTCAAGGAGCAACAGGAATAGCTCAATACCAACCGTACTTAGATCAAATCTCTCAACAACAATTATTAGATCCGACGCAAGGCTATAAAGATTTTATGTCTCCTTACCAAAAGGAAATTATAGACACGACTATGCAAGAGTATGATGTTCAAGCTGGAAGAGGAAGACAAGCTATCTCTGATCGAGCCATGACTGCTGGAGCTTTTGGTGGTGGTAGACACGGGGTTGAAATGGGTACCTATCAATCAGAGTCTGACAGAAACAGAGCTGCACTATTAGCAGGTCTACAAGGTCAAGGATACAACCAAGCATTACAACAACAGCAACAACAACTAGCTAACCTCCAAGGTCAAGCGACTTATGAAATGGGACTAGCACAAGAAGGAATTGCAGGTCTGAGTGCACTAGGTGCAGAAGGCCAAGCCCTAGAACAACAAAAACTAAATCAGTTGGCCCTAGGTGCACAACAAGGTTACCAATTACCAATGCAAAGAATTCAAGATGTTGCAAACATCTACGGAGGTATTGCAGGAGCAATGCCTGGATCACCAACACAACAGTTCCAACCAACACCATGGGTAACAGGAATTGGTGGAGGTTTATCTGCCGGAGAAATTATGGGAATGTTTGGATCACAGAAGAAACCACTGTATGATTCGCAAACCGGTAAGAAACTAGTCTAATGTACAATAGAATTTTAAAGAGACCTATGTTCAAGCGTGGAGGCTCAAGTTTCAAGGCTCAAGGAACTGGCATCACGTCTCCCTACGACACACCCAGAAAAAGATATGCTGACGGTCCAACTTGGGAAGAGATTAATGAAAGAAGAACAGGTTTATACCAACCAAGAGGCGAAATGAGTTTTGCTGCTGAAGGCTTCGGTGCTTTAGGAAATCCATATAAAGATGATGGCTCTGCTAAAACTATCGGCGAAATGCTTTATGAAGGAGCAGGTAGTGTTCGTAAATCTAGAGCAGCAGATAAAGCTTTAGGACAAT